TATTACCCTACGAGGCTTGGAGACGTTCTTGGAGGCGATTACACCGGCATAGAAGCGGACGGCACGGTGCGATTTCTTGGAGACGCCACGGTATTCAACGACATTAACATCTCAGGAAATTCTCTCGGAGTGGGGCCGGTAGCGCCCGGTACTGTAGCGTTGGTTGGCTCGAACATCCTGACGTATGCGTTCATAGGGACCGGGGTGCAGGTAGACGAACTTCACGGATCGGTTGAGATCCTGCACGACTATGAGGAAGGGTCGGAAATCGTACCGCACGTTCATTGGATGCCCACGACGAATGACGCCGGCAACGTGAAATGGCAGATGGAATACATCTGGTTCAATCGAGGCGCGACCGCTGGTGCATCGGCCACCATAAGCACCGTTGCCGCCGCTGGTGGAACCGCCTGGGTGGGGCATATTTCAAGTTTCCCCGGGATATCGGGCGTGGGTATGGAGATGGGGTCCAGGTTCTCCTTCCGCATCTTCCGTGATCCGGCAGATGGGTCCGATACCTACGAGCACCCGGTCGCGCTTCTGGACATAGGCATCCACTACGAAGTAGACACGATCGGCAGCAGGACAGTTGGAAGCAAGTAACGGGAGGCATTCATGGCAATAGTAGCCGGCGACTTGAAAATGTACCTCACAGGAGGGGCGGCGAACGCGGATCCCCTACTGTCTTTGGGAGGCGTGACCTCGAGTGTCCAATTCACGGACAATACCCTCGACAAGCTCTTTGCCAGCGTCGGACCGGCAGAAGCTCTCGCGGGGTCCACGAAGTACCGTGCGCTGACGTTCAAGAATACTTCCGCGCTGACGGCTTACGCCGCATCTATCCACATCAGCCAGGAAACGCCCTCGGCCGATACCACCGTGGAAGTTGCCTTCGACTCCACCGGGACGCAGGACGTAGCCGATGAGGACACGGCGCCGACCGGCCTTGCGTTCTCCACGCCCTTGTCTCTGGCGACCGCGATCGCCTTGGGGGATATCGCCTCCAACGGGACGGCCAGGATTTGGTTCAAGCGAATCGTCTCGGCGGCAGCGGCGGCGGCTTCCGCGGATACCGGCAAATTCACGATCACCGTTGGGACGGCCCCTTGAGTTATTTCTTCCTCGCTGCCAGCGACGGGGAAACCGGCGACGGCGCGGAGTACGCCGTCAGCCGGGAATTCGCCTTTTCGTGGGGAATTTACGAGGGGGTCAGCCAGGAATTCACCTTCATCAACGATATCTATGGGGCGGTCCAGGCGGCGTTCACCTTCAAGTGGGACATTCTTGGGTACATCTCGAAGGAATTCACCTTCAAGTGGAACATCGGGGAATATATCGCCCGGGAATTCACCTTCGCATGGAACGTCTATTCCGTGGCCGCGGATATCGGGAGGAAGGCGAAATACACCTTCAAGGCGGCGCCGGTCGTAAATCGGTTCTATCGGAAGTACAGGAATGACTGAAATAACCCTTATTCTTCTCACCCCGATCAGCCTCCGATTGTCATGGAGCGGATCCGGGGATTTCGAGGTTTGGTGGAAGTCCGACCATCCGGCAGGCCAGGAATACAGCAAGCTTGCCCTCGTTACTGGAACCAGCTATGACGTTGGCTCTCTGTCGTGGACGACGACCTATTATTTCAAGGTGCGCCAAGTAGGGGGGGCGTTCGGCAGCGAGGTTCATGTATTCATCTGTTGCGGCCAAGCGGTATGGATGGATAATCCCTCCGCTATCCCTGCCGGGGCGACTTGGTGGCAACAATCTATTGATATTGATGGGGACAATGTCGCACTTGAAGGCAGAGCGAAAGACCAATCTTCGCTACAATACTGGAATCATTATTTAGATTCTGGTGTTTGGAAGAAGAATTGGGATTTAACCCCTCCGATCCCGCCCTCCTACGCGAATGGATGGATGCAGTATTTGGCCGGTGTTAGGATAAGGGGCAATAGAACGGCCATTCTCGACGCCTGGTACGATACGGACGGGGATCACGACGGGTTCAGTTTTATTTTAACCGATAATAACACCGGAGAAATCATAAATAACCTGCTAATCCCGAATCCAGAGGCTTCTGTTTACTCCTACTATAATACCGTTGCCTTCTGGAATATGGTTTTTGGAATAGAATTCAACGACTCAAATCGTATCGTCTTGGGATTGATGACGATAAACGAAAACGCCATTGTTACGAAATCTTCTGCAACTGTTCGCGTGAATTATCCAGAACACGACAACGTGACCCCCTACGAAATATGGTGGAAGTCCGACACGATCTCGCCCCCGGGACCCACATTTGTCTACAAGGAAACCGTAACGGCGAATGTGAATTATCTTTCCGGGTTCACCTACGGAAACACCTATGAGATTGCGATTATCATCCCGGGAGTGGGGATTCTCGGGGAACCGATCAAGTTTTGGTGGGATACATCTGGATCTGTCTTTCTGTATTATTTTGGGAGGCTGTTTTTCAAGATTTCAAATGACGGTGGATTGACCTTTGATGACCCCGTTTTGGTATTGGCAAATACTGGTAGCGGTGCGTCTCATTTTGCCATGGCCGAGGATGAAAATGAGACAATCTGGATATCAACACAAGATAGAGTCCCTGCGGCCGCGACAACATATAATATTTTAATCTACAAATGGATCGAGGGAGAGGGTGCAACCCTTGTCTTGACAATTACTCCTTCTCAGGCGTTATACCGTCATGTTCCAATATATGCCGAAGGGGATAAGATAGCGTTTGTCTACGTTGATACTTATGATTCTCCATCAGGGAACCAAGTGGTCAAGCTTGTAATAAGCGTGGATGGCGGGGAGAATTGGGACACAAGGACGATTGTTACTCCCTATGATCCCAATGGGACTCAATTCAATACTTCCGGCGATGGGTTCTATCCTCCGTTTTGCATTTCCGACGGCAATCTGCTTTACCAGGCGTTCAAGTGGGTTGGTGGGGCTTATAAAGCCTACATCCTTCGCAGCGCGGACGACGGGGTTACTTGGTCAAGCGTTTACGAATTTACAACGGAATATATGCCGGATATGACGATAGCTACAATGCGATCGGACGGGCAGCAAGTAGTTTGGGCGACTTGTCGGTTTGCGACGGCAATCAACGAGCCAATGTCCTTTCTGCATTCGAACGATTCTGGTGTAACCTGGGAGATCCGGACAATGGAAGCAGGAACGACAATCCTGGTGCCGGCCTGATGGACACCTTGACGAAATCCCCGATCGAAAAATTTCCGGCAAGGTTTAATTTTTCGCTGGACATGGTCCCGGGAGAGACAATATCCACGAAATCAATAACCTGCGTCAACGCCGCGACGGGGGTGACGAGCAAAACAACGATTATCGACAGCGAGGCAATTGTCTCTCCCGACGTCGTGATCGTGGTGAAGGCCGGGACGGAAGATGATGAGCATCGAATTCAATGTGTGGTCGAAACATCGGCGGGGGCGATTTTTCAGCGGGATCTCCTGCTTTCCATCCACTCCGAAGTGACGGATTCGTTCACGAAGCAACCAGATGACGCCTTCGCCTTCGATGTGGATTTCACTCGCCGGCTCGAGAGCGGGGATACGGTTGCCTCCGCGGTTGTGGCGGCGGTCAAGGAATCGGACGGCTCGGATGCGGCGGCTCTTGTGCCCGGGGTGGCTGTCAGCACTCCGCTTGTAGCCGTTGCTGTCATCGACGGAGAGGACGGCGAAACCTATCGCTTGGGAGTCCAAGGGACAACGACCGCGGGGTATGTCTATGAGAAATTCATTCGCATGAACGTCCAGGAGTTTTGAGATGCCGGTAAAACCCTTCTCGTTCAATGAGCCTGAAAAGGGAATCGTCACGCAATTTCCATCGAACAGGGTGGCGTTTTCCACCGGGAACAACGTCCGGATCACGCCGGGATTCGTGTCCAAAACGCCCGGGAAGGCCCTCATAACTTCCCTGCCGGACACACCGGCGATCCGGGCCATGTTCTCGTTCGTCGGGACGGACGGGGCGGTTAGAACGGTCGCTTGCTGCGATGCCAAGGTGTTTGCCTACGATTCCACCTTCGCGTCCTATGTCGATATCACCCCCTCGCCGGCGCCCACGGGCGGGACAACGGATACCTGGCAGTTCGAGCTTGTGGCGGGATTGCCGATCCTGTCGAACGGAAAGGACGCCATCTGGAAGTGGTCATCCTATGCCGGCGTCCTGACGGCCCTCGCCGGCGCGCCTACTTACGCCAAGCGGATCTCGAGCTGCATGAACCGGCTTGTTGCGTCGAATCTTCTCGAGGGGGGATACACCTACCCTGGGCGAGTCCGATGGCCCGAAACGGGGAACCCGGAGAATTGGACGTTGGACACGACCAACAAGGCTGGCCGGCACGACATAATTTCGTACCATACCGGCGTGGCGGCTCACGCAAACGTCAAGGCGTCGATCGCCAGGGGCCATGAGGTTTTCTTCTTCACGGAGCGCGGATTGTGGAAAGCCGACTTCGCCGCGGCGACGAGGAATTTCATCATCGTCAACCCGATCACCGAGATCCTGTCCTCGAGGGCGCTTTGTAAGAAAGAGGAAACGATCTATTTCATCGGGAAGAACGATCTTTTCTGGTCCGGGGGCGGGGATCCAACGGCTTTCGGCTTGCCGATACGGGATGAGCTGTTCGATAACTTGAACGCCTCCGCGATAGCAACGGCCTTTGTGTTCGCTCCGTACCTCACGGCCGAAGTCTGGTTTTGTGTTGCGACGGGATCTAACGCCGCGCCGAATAAAGCTTTTATATACAACACGGAAACGAAGTCCTTCTCGATCCAAGACGTTGATTTCTCCTGTCATGCGGAAGCCCTCTACACGGGCGTCCCTTACGATGTGGTGGGGAACGCCTCGGGGCAGATCCTCATCCTGGATAGCGGCTTCAACACGGCCGCGGGACTGGCGATCGACGGAAGAATCGAGACGGGGGATCTTGATTTCGGTCTGCCGAACAACGTGAAAACGATCGCGGAAGTGATCCCGCACCTTGAAACGCAGGATACCGTGAGCGAATTGATGGTTCAGGTCGGTGTGAAGAACCGACTTCCCGATGATATCCGCTGGTCGGATCCCGTGCCGTTTACGATCGGCGTTTCGGATAAATGTGACCTCAACGGATTTCGCAAGAGCGGGAAATTCGTCCGGGTCCGGTTCTATTCGGATCTCCTGACGAGTCCTTGGAAGATGAGCGGGTACACCATCAACTACGAAGTGGGAGGGACAAGATGAGCGACGTTTTGGGAATGGTGCCACAGGAACCGGAAAAGAAATCCCCGGTGGTTATCGGGTTGATCCCGTGTTGGAACAGATTTTTTCTGGATCCAGCGTGGTCGGTCGTACGGCCGGGAGTGGAGGAAATCGCTCAAATCGCTTTGGGCGAATTCAACGCACTATTCGTTTGGCAGCAGATTTTCTCCGGGCAGTTCCAATTGTACATGGCCTATATCGACAAAACCGGCACGGCGACGGAGGCAAGATTCCAGGAAATGTTCGTGGAA